GTTAAGAACTCTAATGTATAAACATGAGAATGCAATAAATGAGTATCTTTATTTTATTGAAAATGAAACTTGGGATAAGCATACATTTGTGTCGACACCTTTAGATGAGACTAAACTAAAGGAACAGCAAGAGTTTCTTGACTCTCATCATAGCCCTATGGAAACTAGTGGTAATTAATTGACTGCTATACTCTCATTATTTGTGTGGCTTATAAGCACATGGATAATAGCTAGGGTTTTATTTAGGAAAAAATTAAAGGGATTATCTATTTGGATAGTCCCTTTTTTTTGTGTGAGTGTATGGTTAGGTAGCCTAATACTTATAGCAATCCAATGATTGAATTATTATTATTTTTATTTACTGATATAGATAATCGTATGGGTAGTTTTCATACACTTACATATAAGTTTAATACATATCAAGAATGTAATCAGTACATACAAGAACACATAGAAGAAAACATATACACACCCACAGGTCAACCCATAGGTCTTACTTACTGTAAGCCTGTTGACACAGATAAATAAATCATATATTATAGTAATGTAATCAGCGAGAGTTGATTACTTAATAGGTGTAGTAATTTACTATGGCTATGTTGGTAAGGAGTTGTAAATCTAAGCTGTAAATCCAGAACATAGCATGAGCGTTGAGGCTACACCTAAAACAATTAACTAACACAAGGAAATAATATGAACAACCTTACAAAAGACCTTGATGAAAAAGAAATTCAATTTATATTGAATTGTTGTACGACCAATTTAAAGGCTAGTGTAGAAGATATTAGTAGATTTTCTGGTAAAACATTACAATCAAAGCTAGATGATATTATGTATCAAAATGAATTACTACATAAATTGCAATCTAAAATTAAAAGTATACAAGATGGTAAGAAAAAAAATAAACTATCTATATCTGGTGTAAAAAATTTAGATATTATATCTGATGATGAATTAATGGAGAGAATATCTGATGGTACACTTGATGATTCTAAATTAGAAACAACTTTGTTTCCTAATGGGAAATAATATGTAGAGATTGACACAGTAAAATAATTAGTATATTATGTAAGGGTAATCAGTGGAAATTGATTGCCCTTTTTTGTTTTGTATATAGGTAATACAACACCAGTTGCAAAGTAATTAAGTGGGGGTAAGTGCCGAGTGATGTATATTGTAGTACGTATAACAGCTGTTATTTACTGGTCAGCAACACTTACCCTAAAACAATTAACCAATAGGATAATATATGAAACAAACAAACATACGACTCGGTAATGTTTCAGATTATCTTCATGCTTTGATGACACAAACTAAAGCGAAGAAGTTTCGTGCAGGTTTTGTTAAAAAGAATGGAGACTATCGGACAGGTAGATTTGATTTAATAAATCGTTCTACTTGGAAACAAACTAATGGCACAATGTACAAGCGTCAAGGTAAAAAAAGAACTACCAATGCTAACGAGTACATACTAGCACATGACCTAGATAAAAAAGCACCCAGAAATATTTCTGTTGCTACTTTGAAGTGGTTTAGTGTTGGTAAAAAAGTGTATAAAATCAATCACTTAGAGGTAAATGATAGCATAACAGTTGTTATGTTTGAGAAAGTAAAATTTACTGCTCTTAAAAATCTAATCAAGATAGGAGATATCAATGAGTAGTTTATTTTGTCAGAATAAAACATGTTGCCACAGGAAAAATCAAAATCAAATGCGTGGTAGTAAAGGTTATAAAGTTTATCAATCCTATAAAGCATCTCCATATTATTATGATATGTTTTGTGGTCGTACTTGTTTTCAGGCTTACTTTACACATAACCTACAAGTAATACAAAACGCTATACCCATTATAGATAAACAAACTATTGGTGTTGAGGACTATTGGGAGTTTGGGGCTGATTACAATTACGATTGTGGAGATAGTAATTATAATTATTTTTTATTAAATAAACTTATGGGAACTAAGCACAATATAACTAAAGAACAAGCACAAACACCAGAACAATTTAGAAACAATTCCTCTGGGTGGAGTCATAGACCAGACTCTGAGGCAAAGCCATTAGCTGAATCACTAGGACTTATTCAAAATGTAGCTTGACACAGCCAATACCCTATGGTATTATAGAGGCACTATCAATTAATTTTGTTAGTGCCTTTTTTTATAAGGCTTCATTAACAATTACTTTAACAAAGGAGTACTCATGGATAAAGTAAAAGAGGTAAAGCTAAATGCACAGATACGAAAGCCTATTGTCGTAGACTATCGTAAGCATTTGGAACAGGAAGATTCTCTGGACAAAGATAATTTCTTTGAGGCAAGAGAGAAAGCAACAAGTGCTATTGATTCTGCTTTTAATACTGCAAAGGTAGTATTAAACAGAGCATACAAACCAGTAGATGTTGCAGACTATAAACGATTGGCAAAAAAATATAGTAGTGTTGACGCTACTGGAAAAGACAGTTGTTTTTTTATGTCAGTACCAGAAGAAACAGTACAAGACGAGTACGATGATGAGGTTGTTAAGTCAAAACACTTCAGCTTTAAACTTGACGGTAGTGTGCAAGGAGATAACCGAAGCAGATATGGTAGTGGAAGTTCTAACAATGGTAAGAACTTTGCCTATGGTATGTATCGTGAGGAGATGAAAGGTAGAGGACTTAATCCAGATTGTAATATTGAAAATGATATTAACAATAAGGACTCTATAAGTAGAGGTCATTCAAATAACCCTTACTTATCTCAATGTCGTAATGATAATCAGTATTACCTAGAAGGTAAAGGTGGTACTACTAATCATCTTGAATCATGGAAACAACAGTTTGCATTGGATATAATTGGAACAGGTGGTTGTAAATCAAGGGCAATACCATGTACTAATACTGAGTTCAATCAATTTGAAATCATGATTAGTGCTAAACAAAATGTTGTTAGGTGTCATGAGAAATGGATAGCTTCTATACTTACAAAGACTAAACTGTTTGATACTGCTATTAAGCAGATGAGAACATTTAATCAGGTAGAAGCATTCGCAGTACACCCTAAAATTAACTGGACTATATCTCCAGAGATTTTAGTAGCAAAAACAGGTACTGATGTTGCATTATCTATTGATACATTAGCAGATACTATCTCTATGATTGGTGAGGCAAAGCCTACTAGAGACCAGAAGCTAGAGGCTCGTATTATGTATGAGAAAGCACAGGTATCATCAGTTAATTAAGGATATCACTTGACATAGTAGAAATACTATAGTATATTAAAGGCATTACTAATTAATTTTAGTAGTGCCTTTTTTTTAACCCAACAATAAGGAAAACATATGAGTGCATTAGTTGAAAGACTACAAGAACAGTACGCAGATGAATACCAACGGAGTATTACACCTGTTGAACTGCGACAATTAGACTCAGTAGAGAGTACATTTAAGTTAAATAAACCTAGCTATGCTGTCTTAGATACTGAAAACAACAAGGCAATACACCTACATGGTGCTAACTACCAGTTGATACCCTATGAAAGAATAATATCTGGGTTATCTACTGCATTAGATGAGTATGAAATAGATATAAGTGATACATCTATTAAATTTAATGTGTCACCAGACTTAAACTACATGAAACTTAGGATTATGTTTGGAGATACTGGAAGTTTTGGTACTTACTCTATGAACTATAACCAAGATGATAAGTTAAAGTTTGGTGTTGAAGTTATATCTAGCTATGATGCATCAATTATCTATCAGTTAAGGTCTATGTTCTTAAGATTAGTATGTGCAAATGGTATGAAATCATTTGAAGATATTAATTCTTCTATGAAAAGACACACACTTAACTTTAATCTTGATGATTCATTTACTAAACTTAAGAATCTTAACACAACCTTTAGTGATATGAAAAATAAAGTAGAGGCATACCAAAGTGTTGAGTTAGGCAGACAAGATGTTGAGAAGTTATTTAGAAAGTTCTCTAATAATTCTGATGGTAAGTACCACTTACTTAATAACGTATTAGAAACTGATGTAAATAAATCAACACTCTTTGATGTGTATAATGCACTAACAAACTACAGTTCACATAATGAACGTGCTGTTAAGATAGGTAAGAAAGAGAGTACTGATTATAAGATTGAATCTTCTAAGAGAGACTCTATAAGAAGCAGTGAGGATAGAGACTTTGAAGTTAGAAACTTTCTAAAGACTAATGACTTTATGTTTTACTATCATCAAGGTGTAGCTAATCAATTAAGAGCATAGGAAATACTTGGGGGGCTAGTATATACTATTAACCCCCCCTGCAATGACACGATACTATAACATATTTAAAGAGATAAACCAAGTGGACACAGTGTCGCACCTATGGTATAGTACACACTAACAAAGGAAATAAAATGAAAACATTAACAACAGAGAAAACAGATAGAACACCAGAAGAACAGCTAGGTTTAGCTAAGATTCAAATTATGTTTGAGGATTCGTTTGGCATGTTTAATGCTAGAGGTGGTGTTATAAAAGATGTACAGATAGAAAGAGAAAAGGAACAAGCAACTGCTTGGATTAGGTCTAAAGACTGTGAGTTTTTCTGTGACCTTGCAGATACAGAACAAGACCACATAATAAAACTACATGATAATTTAATGTATAGATATAATACAAAGAAGATAACATTAGAAGATGTAAAATTTGCAATAAGAAACTTAGGATTAAAAATATGATAAATAAAAAAGAGTACATAGAACAACAGGCAGAAGATGCGTGGGAAGACCACAAATATATAAATCAAATTCTTATAGGTTACTTTACTGACGAGGTTAAAGGCATGTCAGATGAGGAATTTAAAGAACATCTTATAGAATTAAATTGGGAGATATAATGAAAACAGTTAAAGAACTAGAGGCAAAGATAGGTACACTATCTAACCCCAGTAAGATGCCCTCGTTTGCATGGGGTATACCTATTCAATACTGTGTGACAGGTAGTAAGTTAGCATTAGTTGAAGGAACTATCTGTAATAAATGCTACGCAGGTAAAGGTTGCTATGTATTCCCAGTTGTAAAAGCTATGTATCAAAGAAGGTACGAAGCAATAGGTCTACCAGAATGGGTAGATTATATGGCACAACTCATTACCCAAAAGTACAAAAACCTAGATAAATCAAGGCGTTTTCACCGTTGGTTTGACTCTGGTGATGTACAATCTTATGAACATCTTATGAAAATATTTGAGGTGTGCAAACTTACACCACACATAAAGTATTGGTTGGCTACTAGAGAGTATCAAATCATAGATAAAATTACAGAGAAAGATGTACCAAAGAATTTATGCTTACGAGTATCAACAACTAAAGTTGATAGTCCACCACCTAAGTTTTGGAAGTGGACATCTGGTGTGCATAAAGATAAAAAAGCAGTAGGTCGTGAGTGTCCTGCACCTAAACAAGATGGTGAGTGTGGTAGTTGTCGTGCCTGTTGGAATCATAAAGTTAAACAAGTAAGTTATAAGGAACATTAGTATGCCAAAATATAATATAACTGCAGGTCAAACTATTTATGCAACTTATGAAATAAAAGTTGAAGCAAGTTGTAAGGAAGTAGCAGAAAAAGTAGCATTAGCCACGCCATTAGATAAATGGGACGATGAATGTTTTGAAAATGGTGATGCATTAACAGTAGATGAAATAGAGGAGGAATAATATGACAGATAAATGCGTAGCTTGGGCAATAATTGCAACAATAGAAAGACCAGATGGTACTTGGTATGATGAGACTATAGGTGCTATAGATGATACTACAGCACAGTATGTTGATGATTTTTTAACTGAGTACATGAAAGATAAAGAGGAGAGTAAGCATGAATAAGAAAGACAGAGAAGACTTTGAATGGGCTAGTAGTTTTTATTTATATGATGACCTAGATAAAGCTTGGGTTAATTGGGATGAAGAAAAACTTTTTGAGGAGATTGAATCTTTAGCATGGCAACCCTTTGAACATTGGGAAGGTGAGGATATTTACAATGAGATTAATAAACTTGCATCTTCAGTAAGACAAAAAATAGAAAAGGAAAACAAATGAGAGTATCCAAAAGAAAAATAAAAAAGTTTTTAACTTTAAATCTTTATAAGAATAAAGACTATTACAATAAAGAACTTGAGTTAGCCATAGAGGTTATACAAGATTTTTTAAACTGCGACCCAGTTCATGTTGGTAAGCTACAAAGTAATACTTTTACTACAGTATATGAGATAGATGGAGAGGAGGTGGAATAGCCATGAAAAAAAAAATAACCATGAGAGAAAAAGTAGAAGTTTTATTACCAACCTTTAAGAGTGTTAAGAAAAAAAAGATAGATAAGATATTAAAGTATTGTGAAGTTGAAGCAGAGAATTTAAATGAAGTATCATGGAGTATTAATGAAGATGATGTATTTTCTAAAGAAGAGCACTTCAATTACATTAAATATAGTGAGGCAACAACAGAGTCAGTTGCGTTAGAACTTATTTATAATTTATATAGTGCCTTACAATATCAATCAAAAAATAAACTAACACAAAGGAATCTTACAAATGTTTTTAATAATTTTCATGAGAAAATATTTGATGCAGAAAGAGTGGACTTTCATATAGGGTGTTTCTCCTACCCTAACTGTGACATCGATCCAAATGGATGTAGTTTTCAAAGAGAAGATCCAGAACCCTATGGTCACAGGGACTAATCTATTATGAAAAGTAAAATACTACTTATAATTTTTTTGTGTCTAACTTCCTGTAAGAGTCTAGACTTTAATCCAACAACAACTATACTTAAACATATAATAACTAGCAAGGATAAATAATGTTTGAATGGAAACACCCAGATTATTATACTAAAATAAAAAAAGATTTCCATAAGGAAGCAAGGAGAGAGGAAGCAGAATTAAAAGAATCCTATAGAGAATCTCTTAAACAAACTAAAGAAAGAAAAGACTTGACAAATAATAATAAATATGATAGGGATAATCATAATGAAAAAATATAAAGTTAGAGTATTTGGAATGGGCATAGATGCTAAAGCATTAATACCTTTTCCCTGTGAGCCAACCTTAGATATGATTGAGAATGTTGTAGCTGAGTATTTAAATGAAGGGCTAATGAAAGTAGAGTATGACACCTTCCATATAAGAAATAGATATACAATAACTTACGAGGAAATTCAATCTGAATTATAAACAACAGCTAGAAGTAATAGAGGGACTATTCATTCCACCAGATACAGCTATCAGAATGGATTGTCCTTTCTGTCATGGTAAGAATACCCTATCAGTAGATACAGCTTCCAATAATATAAATTGGTTTTGCTTTCATGCTGCCTGTAAAGCTAAAGGTAAGTATACAGGTGAGAAAGATATGAATTATGTAAACTCAACATTCAATACTAATAATAAAACAAATGATGTACACTTTGCGATACCAGATAGTTTTACAACTGTATATTCAGATGACAAAGCAATGAAGTATCTACATAAGAATAATTGTTGGGAAGCATGGAGTTTAGGTAGAGCCACAATTAAATTTGATGTTGCACAGAACAGGGTAGTATTCTGCGTTAAAGATCCAAAAACAGATGAGATTGTAGGTGCAGTAGGTAGAGGATTAACTTCCAGAGTATACCCTAAATGGTATATGTATGGTAACAAAGATGTACCATTTTCTTGTGGTCTATTGGAACATAAGGAAGCTATCCTTGTAGAAGATTGTGCCTCTGCTTGTGCAGTATCTAATGTATTAACAGGTATAGCTTTGATGGGTACATCATTAAAAGAATCTCATAAGAAACACTTGACACAGTACAAGAAATTGTATATAGGTTTAGATAGAGATGCAACAATAAAATCATTTGATATTGCTAATGAATTAAAATCTTATGGTGTTAAGAACGTTCATGTTAAAGTATTAGAAGATGATTTAAAATATTACAAAACAAACGAAATAAAGGATATGTTTAATGACTGATAAGATGATGCAAGAAATAGTAGATGACTGGAGAGAGTGGAGATATGATATTATAGAATTAAATACTGCTACATGGACACAGAGAGATGAGCATAAACTTAATGCTATAACAGTTATATTAGAAGAACAATTAAAATTACAGAAAGAGTAATAAAAAATGGAGGATTATAATGCAAGATGAATTTATGTTTAAAAATAAATATCCATATAAAGCAGGGCATCGAGGGCATAGAAACTCAATAACAAGTGCAGAAGATACTGATAAAAGATTAAGCAGATTACATAAGCAAATATTAACTGAGTTATATAAAAACCCAGAAGGATTAATTGGTTCTGAATTATCTAACATTTTAAATGTTAACTTATTAACAATTAGACCTAGAACTACTGAACTTAAATTACAGGGTGTAATAGTTGATACCGAAAAAAATAGAAATAATGAGGGAGGAAAACCTGAATCAATATATAAGTTAAGATCAGAAACTTTACTAGAGGAGTTTGATATAAATGTATCAGAGCATAAACTTAATGCAATAACAAATATGTTAGAAGAACAATTAGAATTACAAACAAAGGAGTAGAAAACAAATGGATGATATATATTTAAATACTTTTAGTAATGATCTAAAAGATAGTATTAAAAAAAGGTTAGACAAAGATGGCAGAGGGTATAATGATTTGGAAGAAACAATAGATAGATTGACTACACAAAAAGAATACCTACAAGAGCAATTAAGAAAAGCAGGAACAGAAATTAAAGAATTAAAAGATGATAATAAAAAATTATCCAGACAAATCGAGGATAATAATAATCTTGTAGGGAAATTAAGAGATAAGGCATTAATATGAAATGCTTTTTAATTATATCACACGAAGAAGAAATAGATACCCCTGATGGAGGTGAGCCTACTGAGTGGATTACTGTTAGGAATATGATTCATTTTAAATCCTTTGCAAAAGCACTAATTTATTTACAAGAAAATATATGTGATGGGGATACTCGTAAGCTTATGAATCTTAAGACACTAAGTGCCTATAAAAAAGAATGTCGAATCTCTTGTTTTCCTACTGTCTGGAAAAAAGAAGTAGAAAAACAGGTTGATATATGGGAGGAAAAATATAGATGAAATGTTTGTTTGTGTCTTTGCATGACGAGGAAGATGATGGTGATGAGGAGTATATATATGATAAAACTTTTACCACTAAGGCATCCCTTATATCTTTTAAATCTAAAAAAAATTTATTAAACTACTTACAAAAAAATATTAGTTATTCAAAGGGTAGCAAAGTAGTAGATTTTAAATCTATTAAAAAATATTTGGATGAGTGGGGTCACTGTATGTGGGTACTCCCATATAAAGATTTACAATGGGCAATATCTAATTTTAGACTTACAAAAATTAATATTAATATAAAGGAAACAGCATGATTGAAAAACAAATAATAAAACTAATGCTTAATAAAGATTTTTATACAGAGTATAAAGGTAGGGTATCTCGTAATGTATTTCAAGGTAGCTTCGGCTCCTTGTATGATACAGTACAGAAAGCACATGATAAGTATGATGCTAATATAAGTATTGATGAGTTGTACTCCTTACATACTACAGTATTTAATCCTGCATTAACACGGGCAGCCAAAGAACAATTCCATGAATTACTTGAGGACATAAAAGAAACACAGGAACCTTCTAAACAAATAGCAGATGATATTATAAAAATATTAATTGAAAGAGATGTTGCACAGAAGATAGCAATAGAAGCTACTGAAATATTTAATGGTAAACCTGCAGACTTTAATTTTATTACTAATCTTATAGAAAAGCATAAGACAGGATTACCTGCACAAAAACTAGATGCAGTAACAAACGACATTACTAAACTACTTGAGGAGTTAAATGTTGTTAGTAAGTGGCAATTTAATATCACTATACTTAAAACTCACATAGGTGGAATTGGTCCAGGAAATTTAATGATAGCATTTGCTAGACCAGAGGTAGGTAAGACAGCATTCTGGGTTAGTCTTGTAGCAGCACCCTATGGATTTGCTGAACAGGGTGCAAAGGTACACGCATTTATTAATGAGGAACCTGCAGTGCGTACACAGATGAGAGCCATTAGTTCTTTTACTGGTCTTAACAAAGAGCAGATTACTGAAAATGTTCCTGCAGCTAGGGAAGAATGGATTAAAATAAAAGATAATATTACTATGATTGATACTGTTGATTGGTCTATGGACGATATAGATAGTCACTGTGAAAAACATAAACCAGATATAATTATTATAGACCAATTAGATAAAGTAAATGTAAGTGGTACATTTGCAAGAACAGACGAGAAGTTACGAGCCATCTATACAAGTGCAAGAGAGATAGCAAAGAGAAGAAATTGTGTAGTCATTGCTATATCACAAGCATCAGCAGATGCAGATAATAAAGATCATATAACTTTTACTATGATGGAAAATTCTAAAACAGGCAAAGCAGCTGAAGCAGATTTAATTATTGGCATTGGTGGTAATACTTCTATTGATCCAGGCAATACTGATAGAGTATTAAATGTTAGTAAGAATAAAATAACAGGGTGGCATGGGAGTCCACACTGTGTGTTAAATAGATACATAAGTAGATTTATAGGATAACAGAAAGGTAATATGATAACAACAGTAGACGTAGAAACTTCGTACCAAAAAACAGCTTCAGGTGGCTTTGATCCATCACCATTTAATCCTAGTAACATATTAGTTAGTGTAGGAATTAATGATGAATACTATTTCACTAATCATAGTGAGAGAGTTGATGTTGGTTGTCACAAAAAGATACAAAAAATATTAGATAAAACTAAATTATTAATAGGACATAACATTAAGTTTGATTTAAGTTGGCTACTTGAGGCAGGATTTACGTATACAGGTAATGTATATGACACTATGATAGCAGAGTATGTATTAAATCGTGGTGTTAGGGATAGTTTAACACTATTAATGTGCTGTAAGCGTAGAAATTTAGATGCTAAAGATGATGCAGTAAAAGAATATATGGATCTAGGTGTATCCTTTGAGAATATCCCTGAAGAAATTGTAGAAAAATATGGTAGAGTTGATGTGGCTATTACTAGACAACTGTTTGATGCACAGATGGTAGACTTAAGATCCGATAAGCATAAAGGTTTATTAAAAACAATTAAAGTTATGAATGAATTTTTAATAGTGCTTACTGATATGGAACGTAATGGTATTAATATAAACTTAGAAGACCTTGCACAAGTAGAAAAAGAATACCGAGCAGAGTTTGCATATTTAAAACAGAAGATAGATAAGATTGTCTACAATAAAATGGGTGATACTAAAATTAATCTGGGTAGTCCAGAACAATTGTCATGGTTAATATATTCTAGAAAGCCTACAGATAAAAATGAATGGGCTAAGATATTTAATACAGGTGTGGATAAGTTTACAAAGAAAAATAAAAAGAGACCTAAGTTTTCTTTCTCAAGGTTTAGAACTTTAGTAGCTAATAATTCTGAGCCTATACATAGAACTATGGCTAGTAGATGTTTACATTGTACAGGTAAGGGTGTAACTTTAAAAATTAAAGTTGACGGCACACCTTATAAAAAATATAGTAAGTGTGAGGATTGCCATGGAGAAGGTATTATATACTCTAACATGGCTAAACTTGCAGGGTTTAATCAAAGACCTAGAAATGTATATGATATAGCTGACTCTGGATTTAAAACAGATAGAATAACCTTAAGTAAAATTGCAACAGAAGCAGAGGGAGAGTTCAGGGAGTTTATTGATTCTATAATTAGACACAACGCTATCTCTACATACCTAAATACTTTTGTAGAAGGTATACAGAACTTTACAAATGCTAATGGATTATTACATCCTAAGTTTATGCAAGCTGTAACAGCAACAGGTAGACTATCAAGTAGAGATCCTAACTTTCAAAATCAACCTAGAGGTACTACCTTTCCTATTCGTAAAGTTATACAATCTAGATTTGAAGGTGGTCAGATTCTTGAGGTAGACTTTGCACAACTAGAGTTTAGAACTGCAGTATTTCTTGCACAAGATAAACAAGGTATGGAAGATATAAAAAATAAAATAGATGTACATAAATTTACTGCTGACATCATAGGTGTATCACGACAAGATGCAAAGGCACACACGTTTAAACCTTTGTATGGAGGCACAACAGGTACAGAAGATGAGAAGAAGTATTATAAAACATTTGCGGAAAAGTATAAAGATATAACTAAATGGCATGAGGAATTACAAAGTCAAGCTATAAATTTTAAAAGGATAATATTACCTACGGGTAGAGAATATTCATTTCCATATGCAGAACGTATGCCTTGGGGTGGGTCTAGTTATTCTACTCAAATAAAAAATTACCCAGTACAAGGATTTGCAACTGCAGATATTGTACCTTTAGCATGTATAAAAATATATAAGCTAATGAAAGAGCAGAAGGTAAAGAGTTTACTTATTAACACAGTTCACGATTCTATTGTGGCTGATGTCTATCCTGGAGAAGAAGCTGTAATGAGTAAAATATTTGACCAGGGTACAGCATCCGTAATACCTGCATTGAAAGAGTATTATGGAATAAACTTTAATGTTCCACTTGACACAGAGATCAAAATGGGATATGATTGGTTAAATATGAAGGAGATAACTAATGACTAAGACTAATATAGTACTAAGAGTAGTAGGGTATACGTATAGTAAACCCTCAATAACAGTTGAGTTAGATATGAGTAATAGGAATGAGGCTTTAAGTATAGCCGATAAACTTAATGACATAGCTAAAGCAAAAGGCGAAGACACTACAATATATTTCGTAGAAACTATTGATATACCAGAGTATAATAAAGATAGTGATGACGAGATACCATTTTAATAATAACTAACCAAGGATACAATATGAATACACCCTTACTAGACAAAGAGTTGTGGGAAGAATACGGTAATGATGAGCAAGAAGAAGCTTATGATATGCTACAAAGTTTAAAGTCCCAACATAATGGAGATCCTACAATGTTATATATAAATGAAAATGAAGAACTACAAAGTTACTTAATGTGGTTTGCTCGCACCGAAAACTTAACGTGTGAGATTACAGAGGGAGTTACTAGAGTATGCTAGAGGTGTTACTGGGTGTGGGTTTTATAGTGTTAATTTTACTATTTGTGTGTGATGTGTTTTATCCACCTTATAAAAAATAACACTTGACAAACATACTAAAATGTGGTATAAGTAAATCAATCAACTAAGGAGGACTATGGAAAATAACATAGCAAATATAAGTGAGATGACCAACGAGCAGATAATGAAAGCTATTGGTCAGGACGATGGTTCAAGTAAAGGAATAAATATTCCTAGACTTGGAATCAACAGGGCACCAGAAGATGACGATGGTAATAAATTACCAGTAGGTAATTTGTTTACATTTGATGCTAGTGTTGGTCAAAACGTATATGGAAAACCAGTTACATTTAGACCATTCATAAGTGCAATGCAATACATGCACTATGATCCAGATAAAAGTGAGTATGTAAACAGATCCATTATCATTAAGAGTTGGAAAGAAGAAGCTGTAGATATACTTGGTGGAGTAAAATGTGGTAAGGTTCTATTTAAAGATAGGGAATCTTTAACGCCAGAACAGTTAGCAGAGCAGAGAACTATAAGATGTTATAGATTACTCTATGGTCTGTTATCTTTTAATGGAGTAAAAGCAAATGGAGAAGAACACATTGTTTCTAACATGCCTGTGCTATGGAGAGTTACAGGTACAGCATTCTCTCCAGTGGGGTCTGCTTTGGAACAAATAAACAAGCGTAAAAAACTAATGTTTACTACTACACTATCTATAGATACGAATAGACAGAAAAAAGGTGGTAATGTTTATTACACACCAGAGATTTCTGTTAATTCTGAGGCTGGATTAGAGATGTCTAAGGATGATATGGAAACATTAACAGTCTTTCAAGAAGCTATTAATAAAGAAAACACAGAAGTAGTTGATCTTTATAAAGCAGCTAAGAAAGCTGCCTACAAAGTATCTGATGCAGATATGAAAGTAGTAATAGACGCAGTTGAAGATCCACTTGAAGTGCTGGTTGGATAATGAGCGACATACTTCATAAGGTTCAGAACTATCTGGATAAAGCAAATAAAGATCCTGTAGAAGTATCTGATAAATTACTTGAAGAGTTTGGTGAGGCATGTAAAAGTGCCTTACGCAAACAGTTTTCAGAGAAACGAAGAGGAACATTTAAACCAAGAATGTCAAGTATAGGTAGACCACTATGCCAATTGCAGATGGAAGCAAGAAATGTAAAGGGTGAAGGTCAACCATATAATGTTAAGATGAGAAATACTTTTGGAGATCTCATTGAAGCATTGGCTATATTTGTTATGAAATCAGCAGGAGTAGAGATAAAAGATGAACAGAAAAAAGTTAAACTTAAATTTGCTGACTCAGAAATTGAAGGCAGGATTGATGTTAAGATTAATGAGAAGGTGTGGGATATTAAAAGTGCATCACCATACTCATTTACTAAAAAGTTTGAAGGTGGATTCGATGAAGTTGCAAAGGATGATGCGTTTGGATATATACCTCAAGGATATCTTTATAGTGAAAGTGAGAAGATGCCTTTTGGTGGATGGATAGTAATTAATAAATCTACAGGTGAGTGGACAGTATGTGAAACTCCTATAGATGATGACGAGTATAGAGTTAAAGCATTGGCTAGTGCAGAACAAAACATTGCAGCTATTAAAAACAATGTACCTTTTAAAAGATGCTTTGAAGAAGTAGAAGAAACATTCAGAACTAAGAAGACAGGTAATAAAATTTTGGGCATGTCGTGTACATTTTGCCCATACAAACTTCCTTGTTGGGGAAGTGAATTGAAACTGCTACCACAACAGCAGTCTCAAGGTAAGAACCCTAAGTGGGTTTGGTATACTGAAGTAAAGAACCCTAAGAAAAAGGAAACTTTTGAATAGGGAATGTTATTTCAACTTGGTAGGGGATAGTATTGAGGGGTCTATTTCCTACCTTTATCATATGCTATGATATATTTTGTAGTATCTAAAAAGAAAGAAGACAAAGAATTTAGAATGTTTACTAATATGATTTTTGATACAGAAAAAGATGCAGAAGAATTTGGAAGAAAAAGTATGAAGAGAGGTTTAGAATTTAAAGCAGTAGAATATAATAGTGAAAATTATAAAAGGTATTGGTACAAATAATGATAAAAGGAAAAAAGATTGATGAAGCAAATTCAATAAAAGTTTTAGTTACACCTTGGGAAAAAGGTTTTACTTGTGGTATCGTAATTGACAGTAAAGCTTCCATGTCAACAGAGGAATATGAATTATGTTCTACTGTTGCAAGAGGTATGATTAAGATAGCAACTTCAGATCCCCAAACTACATTCATGTATGGGCTTCGTGGTTTTGCTGATGACAAAAAGAGTAACACAAAAACTTTAACAATTAACTCTGTAGCAGAATTTGACAGTGAAGATAATGTTATTGATTTTATTGAATACTTAAAACATAAAAGAGATAAGGAGTTAAACTAATATGGCAACACACTTAGTAATAGGAGACCCTCACTGCACTCCAAAGGCAAGCAATGACAGATTTTTATGGGCAGGTAAATTTGCTTATGATCTGAAACCAGACACCATAGTATGCATGGGAGACTTTGCTAGTATGGATTCATTATCAAGCTACGACAAAGGTAAGAAATCTTTTGAAGGAAGAAGATATAAAAAAGATATAGACCATGTACATGATGCATTGGAATTATTTAACAAAGGTCTTAATGGAAGACGACCAAGAAAAATCATGTTACTTGGTAATCACGAAGATAGGATTAATAGAACAGTAAATGACATCCCCGAACTGGAAGGTACAATTAGTACAGATGATTTTAAATTTGAAAAATATGGTTGGGAAGTTCATGCTTACCAAGAGCCAGTTGTGGTCGATGGTATATATTACTGTCATAACTACCCTACTGGTGTTATGGGTAAGCCTATTAGTGGTGACAATATCGCTCGTGCCTTATTAATAAAAAATAAAGTATCCTCTACTGTTGGTCATATACATACATTCGATTATGCCATGTGTGCATTACCTTCGGGTAGAAAACTTATGGGGCTATCTGCAGGATGTTACTTACATCATAAGGAAGACTATGCTAAAAACACACAGCAAATGTGGTGGAGTGGTTTAGTAGTTAAACGTAATGTAGATAAAGGGGAGTATGATCTTGAAATGATTGAGTATAATACTGTTAGGAGAAAGTATGGTAAAAAGTAAAAGAGTATATGATAAAATAATAGACCATGGTCATGACATATCATACGAGAATGAAAGAACACATGATAGTGTTAATTCACCTGCTCATTATAAGTATGGTAAGAAAGAAACCATTGATGTTATAAGAGATTGTACCACTAGTGATGAGTATCATGGGTACTTAAAGGGTAATGTCTTGAAATATGTTTCAAGGTATAAGTTTAAGGGGGAGCCATTGGAAGATCTAGAGAAGGCACAATGGTATTTAAATAGATTAGTACAGGAGGTTAAAAATGGGGGCAGTTAAGAACGCACTACTAGAGGTGGAAGCCTTTGTGTATGAGTGTATAGAAAAAGGAAGAACATTAAATCAAACAATAAGAGATGCAGAAGATGAGTTTAGTAGGGTAGATAATGTATACTTTATTAATGCAGATTTTATTGAAGATAAGTATTATCAATTTAGAGGGAACATATGAAAGAGAATGAAAGGACAGGATCAAGAACATATTTAATAGACTCAATACAACTGCAAGATATAATGAGGTACCTAATGACTAGACCTTACGCTGAAGTAGTACAGCTTATGAATATGTTAAGTAGATTAAATCAACTAGATCCTAGCATTGGTGCAGACTTTGTTAAGAAACAAACAGGTGATACCAATGGAAAAAAATAATTCAATACATAAGACAGGTTTATTGTTTGAACTAAAGATAGGTTTAAATAAAAACAATTCAATTGTGATTGACTATGGTGGAAAACCCGTGGGTAAAATAAGAGAAGCACTTAAAGATTTTAAGTACCAAGCTAATCTTTGTGCAGCAATTATTAACCATGCTAACTCTACGGGTAAAAAACTAGAGGATGACATTAAGGAAATGATTCAGAAAATTTAAAGTTTTGGTCTGAAGAAGTTGCACCAAAAAAAAGGCTCCCTTAAAGGAGCCCTGTTGTTGCCTAACTGGGGGAGTTAACGCTCCCCTTTTTTTATGCGTGTAATTATTTCTTTGCTATAGTATCTTTATTAATTCCTTTTTTTATTATGTAGTCTTGGGTACCATTGGCACCTGTATTAACTTCCTTCTTAAGATCTCTGAATAAACTCATCTCTTTTATTTTTTTATAATTATCTTTTAAAAATGCTTCTATTGATTTTGTATCTCTCATTAACAATTCCATGCTCTTAAAGCTTTATTAATTCTACTCTGAGGATCATTAGCAGTTTTCTTTGAAGTAAGTTTCTTCTTCATACCACGCATACGTGCACAAAAACTAGCACGCCTTGGGTTACCAACCTCTTTACTAGGTGCTTGTAAGTTACCACCAGTTTCTTTGTTGTAACTATCTCTACCTTTTTGGTTTAACCCACCCTTAGGATTCTTACCTTCACTTCTAGTCCATGCTGCTTTAGCCATTATGCAAAACTCCTATATGGTTTTACTTTGTTTGCTATACTCTTAGG